AGTTAATTTAATGTCAGTTATTATAGAACAAGCTACAAAACTAGTAAGTTGGGGTAAGGCCCGTCTTGCTGAGCGTACAAGTTGGGACGGCGGTGTTGTTATCGCTGTTAGTGTTTGTGCGTTAATCGCTAGCCCATTTATTAAGTGGGTAGCCCTTGCCGGCATTGCGTACGGCGCATTTACTTTTATTAAGCAGGGCTAAATCTATCCGGTGTAGTTATAGGGTGTAATAACAAGCTATTACATTCTATTTCTGCCCGGTAAGTATGTGTATGACACTAAGTAAGCATACGCTAACAACATTACAGGTATATTACTATATACCTGATTATACAAGTATTATACAAGAGTTTGTATGGCAATATAACGATAGTTTACCCGAGTTCCCGAGAACACACAAGTTTTTAAATTATTGGCACCATAATATTGATGCCGTTATAGCAGACATTCAGTTAGCTTATATCAACAAAGGTCGTAGAAATACATACCGTAATGCTAAAAAATACATGAGATATTAAAATGAACCGTAGCCTCGATGGCGTAATAATTAAGAAAGCAAATCGCCAAGAACGTTTTACCGAAAAACAAATTAATGAATTAGAGAAGTGTGTAAACCCTGTAACAGGTGTCTTTCACTTCCTTGAAAACTATTTTAACATTCAACATCCAATTAAAGGACGATTACTATATAAAGCATACCCGTTTCAATTGAAGCTTTTACACACTTATCACAACTATAGGTTTAATGTCAATCTCTTGCCTAGACAAACGGGCAAGACTACCACAGCATCTGGATATTTGTTATGGCGTGCTATGTTTATTCCAGACAGTATTATCTTAATTGCTGCTCACAAATACAGCGGCGCTCAAGAAATTATGCAGCGTATAAGATATGCATATGAATTGTGCCCAAACTTTATACGCGCAGGTGTAACAAGTTATAACAGAGGCAGCATTGAGTTTGAAAATGGCTCACGCATAATAGCGCAAGCAACAACAGAAAACACAGGCCGCGGTCTAAGTATTAGTGTGTTGTATTGTGATGAGTTTGCATTTGTGCGTCCGAGTATTGCTAAAGAATTTTGGACTAGTATTTCGCCCACATTAGCAACGGGCGGGCAAGCAATTATAACAAGCACTCCTAACAGCGACGAAGACCAGTTCGCACTTATATGGCGCGACGCAAATAAGTGTATTGATGAGCACGGCGACGAGACAGATATTGGCGTAAATGGCTTTAAATCATTTCGCGCTTATTGGCACGAACACCCAGATCGAGATGACCAGTGGAAAAAAGAAGAACTAGGTCGTATTGGCGAAGAGCGTTTTAGGCGTGAGCACGATTGTGAATTTCTTATCTATGACGAAACATTAATTGATAGTATGGTTTTAAGCAATATGCGCGGACGAGATACTTTGTTTAAGCAAGGTACTGTGCGTTGGTTTAAGAAGCCAACACAAAATAATTGCTATATAGTAGCATTAGACCCTAGTTTGGGCACCGGCGGCGATCCAGCGGCAATACAAGTATTTGAAGCACCTAGTATGGAACAAGTAGCAGAATGGCAGCATAATAAAACACCCATACCTCAGCAAATACAAATACTAATGAATATCTGTAATTACATAAAAGAAGAAACAGAAGAAGAAAACAACATCTATTATAGTGTTGAAAACAATACTTTAGGTGAAGCAGCATTAGTTAGCATAGCAGATGTTGGAGAGGAAAATATACCTGGAGTGTTCCTTAGCCAAAGTAAAAACTCGCACGGCAATAGCAGATTATTTAGAAAAGGGTTTAATACAACCCAGCGTGTTAAACTTTCAACCTGTGCAAAATTAAAAACATTAATTGAAACAGGAAAAATGACTATTAATAGTAAAAACCTTATAAGTGAACTCAAAACCTTTATTGCAAACGGCGCTAGTTATTCAGCTAAGGTAGGAGAAACAGACGATTTAGTAATGAGCACAGTTTTAGCGGTTCGCATAGCAAATGAACTTAAGAATTATGTTCCTGAGCTTGACTTGCAAATCAGAGACACAACTGACCATGACGTCTCTCCTATGCCTTTTGTAGTCGTTTAATAAATACATTATAATGAGCAATTTAGTAGCAGAAGATCTTTTTGAAAAACTCAGAGGCCGTTTTCCTAACCTAACGTTAGGGCGAGAAGACGGAGTAGAGACGTTGCGACCCCAAGAAGCAACATTTTTTGAGTTTGATTACAAGCATAAAGGAAAAGAATTAGGTAGTGTAGTTATTAGTCTAGTAGACGAGGGTGCATTAAAAGTTTATTTTAGCACTCATATGTTAGATGAAACAGAACAAGATGCACGAAAAAGTTGGTATACATTTCTTAAAGATGTAAGCAGGTTTGCTAACCGTAACATGCTTAGTTACGAAACAAAAAACATTACTAAAAAGAGACTAGACAAAAAAGACTATTTATTTTTAACTAATAGAAACAAATCAGAGGAAGAACTCGCCATGGAAAGCAAACTATATGGAAGTAAGCAAAAAAGTTATCAAAACTTAAATGGAGCAAAAATTATTGTTCAGCATACTAACACCGTCGACGAAGAAAAAATGGGATCACGAGGAAGAAATATTAAGGCTATCTATATTGAGAATAACCACGGTGAGCGTTTTCGTTTCGAGAATAATTACTTGCCCGGTGCTCGCGCAATGGCGAGACATATTAGTAATGGCGGGTGGCCAAACGACGATCACGGTAAGCACATTGGTGAAATTATGAAAGAAATGACAGATCTTAAGCATTTCGTTCGCGCAGTTAAGCGCGATGATTATATAGCAGAAGCCGCACAAGAAATAATTGAAACCGCAAGAGATCGTTACCATGGACTTAAAAATACACTGCAAAGTATTAGTAGACAACGAGGCTATACTAATTACCTTGAAAACTTTGTGCCAAATATAACTGAAGTAGACGAGAACGACGTAAACAAGATTAAGCAACAGTTAACACGTGAAGTTTTTGATGACAGGTTAAATGATAGTTTAGTTGCTGTTGGGCGTGCAATGAAATTAAACGAAAAGAAAAAAGGCATGTTTTATGATTATGACACGTGGTTACGATCTGCTAAGAGTGCAGGCGCAGAAGTTGAAGGTGATGTTAAAAGTTCGGTCGCAACCCAATACGGTAAGGAAATAGGATCATGGTCGCAGGATACTAAAGACTTAGAAGGAACAAAGATTGCAAGTGGTATTGAAAAACCAGGTTACGGCGAAATTGGCTTGGACATAGAGGATCGGGCCAAAACGTCAGAACGTGATTTTGAATTACCACAATCACTTGAATTAGCACCAGGTGATGACACAGTTACCGGAATGAAGTTTACCGATAAATCAGCACTGATTACAGCTATTCTATTAGACATCGCAGATAGAGCAAAAGACGACGAAGTTTCAATATTTGCAGGTAATATAGCAGACAAAATATCAAGTGTTGGCGTACCGTTTGGGCAAGAAGAAGATGACCCCGACTTTACATTAAATATGAAAAAAGCTATTGCATTAGCTAATATGTATATTAAGCAAATAAAAAATGAAAGCGTTGAAGAAGAAACAGAGGTAGAGGCAGCCAACAGCGAAAAAGATATGTTCGATCACTACGAGTCGCAAATAAATCAAATAGCAGAAGGCACCTGGGCAATTCCAGATGACTTAGATGCTGTTAGCGAGCTGCAAAAACTTGTTAGTCAACCCTTTCCTGTTGGAGACAATGCACAAGATGCAACCGCTGCTTTGTACAGTTTAATTGGTGACGACGAGCTCTTTGATGCATTTGGTGCAGCGTTCGACAATGAAGGGCCCGACGCAGATGCCCGCCCGGTTATTAAGCAGTGGATTGATGATTATGCTCATCGTTATAAAATAAGCGACGAAGTTGTAGACGCTCTTAAGAACTTAGACTATGGTGAAAATGCTGATAGTGCTATAGCCATTGATGCTCCAGAAGAAGCTGAAAATATAGAGCAAGATGGAGAAGAACTTACCGAACGTGACGAGACATACTTAGAAAAAGAAATCGCACACCTCAAAACTGAAATTGAACGTGAGGAATCCGGAGTCGAGCCAAACACTCAGCAAATTAGCGAATGGAAGGAAATGATTAGTAATCTTGAAGCTGAACTTGCTGAATTAAAAGATGAGGAAGTTGTTGGTGAAGAATCAGAACTCGATGAGGGCAGTATGTCTGACATTGATCTTGATGTTAGAGATATGATTCAAGACGGCGCAAGTGATGAAGAGATCATAGCAAAACACCCCGGCATTATCGGAATCGAAGATCTAAAACGTTATAGAAGTGAAGAAATGGATCGTTCAGGCGAATATGATGAAAGTATTGATAAACTAAAACACTTGGCGGGCTTAGAATAGAACTAAAATAATATAATACAGTTAGCTATCTCCCTGTCTATTGTGAAAATAAATCAATCACTTCTAAATTTTTTTATTGTCCTGATAAATATAATCACATATACTATAATATAGTGTGTGTATAGGCACATACATAAAGGCTAAAATTAGGCATAAAAGGAGATAGGCAAAATGGCATCTTTAGCAGAAATACGTGAAAAACTTAAGGCACAGGAAGCTCGTTCAGAGCGTGCAAGCGGCGGCGACAACGCAATTTATCCACATTGGAATATACCAGAAGGCACCACAGCAACGCTGAGGTTCTTACCTGACGGCAACACAGACAATACCTTTTTCTGGGTAGAACGTCTTATGATTCGTTTACCCTTTAGTGGCGTTAAAGGGGATATGAGCAGCAAGCCTGTAGTAGTTCAGGTTCCTTGCGTGGAAATGTGGAACGACCCTTGCCCAGTTCTTACTGAGGCTCGGACATGGTTTAAGGACCCTTCACTTGAAGAAATGGGCCGGAAGTATTGGAAGAAACGGTCGTATGTTTTCCAAGGCTTTGTTACCGATAATCCACTAAATGAGGACAACACTCCTGAAAATCCAATTCGTCGGTTTGTAATTTCACCAAGCATCTTTACACTTATTAAGGATGCACTTATGGACCCGGAGATTCAGGAACTACCGACAGACTACGAAAACGGTCTGGACTTTCGTGTAACTAAGACCACAAAAGGTCAGTATGCGGATTACTCAACTTCAAAATGGGCTCGGAAGGAGTCGGCATTAACTGAGGTCCAAAAGGCGGCCATTGATACATATGGATTGTTTAATCTTGGTGATTACTTGCCTAAGAAACCCGACGAGGTTGCGCTTGGAGTTATTAAGGCTATGTTTGAATCTAGTGTTGATGGGGAAGCTTATGACGCAGAGAAGTTTGCACAGTATTACCGCCCATATGGTGTTGACGTACCAAACAAGTCTTCTTTTACACCAGTAACGCCCAAAGCGGAAACTACTGTTAAAGAAGAAACTGTAACAGAAGTAAAACCAGAAGCAACACCAGTTGAAACGCCAAAAACAGAGACTAGCGGAAAGTCGGCAGAAGATATTTTGGCGATGATTCGTTCAAGACAAAAGGCATAATATAATTAGAGTTGGGGAAGGATCCCTTCCCCAATCTTTTTATGATTATCTAAATAAAGGAAAAAAGCAATGGTAAAACCTTTCGATGTATCAAAGTTTCGGAAGGACACAACAAAATCAATCGATGGGCTTAGTATTGGTATTATTGGAACCGGAAAAATGCTAATATGCTTTTTTATGAGCTATCAACTTACACTAGCCTCACTCCGTTTTTAAT